TCTATTCGATTATCTGGAAAATCAAATCCAACGATAAATCGCTTATTAATATGGGATGTAGGATATTCTGGATTACCTGTATATACAGAGACATAATCATTATCTAACCATTTAGGATTATTAACGACTTTACCTTTGAATATATTATCCTGATATTCTTCACCCAATATATTCGATTTCCATCGAGTTTTAAGTTCGACTTCTGCACCGATTGAAAAGTTCTTTATCATATGCTTATTATAACAGAAAAAAGTACCCGAGTCAAATGCTCGGGTACTAAGTGTTGTTCTAGAACAACAGGTTAAATTGCTTAATTTTTAAGCACTTTCTTTTTCGATAATTCCTTCTGCTTCGAAAAAGTCAATCGCATCATCTACGCCTTGATTGTGCCCCCATTTGTAGCATGCAAAGCATGCTGCTAACATTAGTCCTAATTGTATTAGATCATATAGAGTGAATGTAATATTTTCCATGTATCGCTCCTTTTAATTATTCTTTTATCGACTCCTCTGCGAACCAATCTGCGTGTTTTTGTCTTAGATTTTTAAACTGGTCATGTTCCACAAGGAATTTTGCAACAAGACTGTTTTCTAAACCATATGCTTCTATTTCCCAGGGTTGATCCCAGTAGGATGTATCATCATCATATTTTTCACCAAACCATACTGTTATATACTTATCTTTTTTAAACTTATCCTTAGCTTCACCTTTGGCATGCTGTTTCACATGAACCATTTCATGTGCGAGAACCTTGAACATATTAATCTTTTTTCGTGTCCTTAATATCTCAATGTTAAATTCTCGTGGATTGCCAGTTGGATCAATTTCGTAATCACAAAAGCCTCCGGCGTCTAGCTTTTCACGTATAATAATTTTAATAGATAAGTTTTTTGACAATTGCGGGGACATTAAATTCTTGGCAAATGAATCAGCTGCTAACTTTAGCAAATACACCAGCATTCTATCTTTTGCATTTCTAACGGAAACATTCATTTTTAATTGTCCTCCTACTTTTATTTATGCCGCCAAATTTATCTTATCTTTTATATATTGTACTCTATCAACCCAACCTTGTGTAGTTAGGAATCCCCATTCGCGTGTTCTCCAACCATGAATAAACAATGTCCAAGTAGGAGCAGACATTTCTAATCGGTGAAATGACGTGGCTCTTCGCCATATAATTGATCCAGGGCCGCGCCATGTGCCTCGTTCTCCGATTTTAATACCGTGTCTGTCGAAGACCGGCGTCCATTCTGTATAACCTCCTGCAAGAATAACGGTGAGGTAGTTCCAGGGGTGGTCGTGAACGTCTCTGTCTTCGTCGGAGAGGAGGAGCTTGTGGATAAAGATGTTTGGGTAGGGTTTAACGGTGTCGAATGCATTTATTTTTTCCTTAAAACATAGATAGTATCTGTGCATGTAATCTCTGCCAAATCTATCTTGGATAATACGTTTTCTATTTAGTTTTTCAAGCAATCGCAAAAGCATGATGTGTACTTAAGTCCATAGTGATTGTCTAATTTTGATCAGGCGAATCATCATGGCCTCATCTTCTTCCATGTGAGCTGCTTCAATTTTGTGAGATAAATCGAGAGCATCCATGCATTCTTTTCGTTCTTCTTCTGTCTCATTCTCGTGACCCCATAGATCACTTCCAGCTTTTTGTCTACGCTTTTCGCAATATGCAGACCACCCGCTTACTTCCATTGGATCGGGACGATTACGATATGTTTGTGTCCACCACAAATAAAGTTCTTTAATTTCTTTTGCAGAAGTTGCTTGACTTGTGGGTTCCTCTTTGCCATTTTCATCTTCGTGCATAAGAGTTGCTGCCCAATCAAGATGATCTAAACCTGCTTGAGGGCTACGCCATGTTCTCCAACGAAACCAACCTTTGGCATAGAATGGAGGATTATATTTTTTACAAGCATCATCATCCCATGCAATATGTAGCCATGCTGTTTCTACTTCAACAAAATCAACTAGCTCGTTAAACAAACAAGGTAAAAAGCGATAACCTACATCTTGCCATTGACCAGGTTTAATGTCACGGGGATGAGCAGTGAGGCTATGAGTGCGAGTAACCCAACGATTATTGATATAATATTTTACATTGTATAAAGTATCAATTGGTAAACGAACAAAGGTTTGTATTTTATCAAGGCCTTCTTCCACAATCCAATAACGAATAGGATAAGATTCTTTTGCTTCTTTTTCCCATTTATGCCAGCCGGAGCTAGTTGCGGATGTGGGTTTGGTTGTACCTCGAATCCAATTAGCAATTTTTGTGTTTGACCAATATTCTCTCATTTTAAACCTTAATAGACGAAAAGTCTCGTTTACTTCTACTCATATTCATATTATATATGCTTTTAGCTTGCGTGTCAACCCTATCAATGTCCAAATTAGCATCTGTAAGACCCTTTTGAGCAGATTGTTCTAAATCATATAGTTTCATCTTTGCTCTATCAACACCAATCATAAATCGTTTATTTGCGGTTGGATCATTATATCGATTCTTCAATTGTTTAACCATAAGCTGATTCAATTGTTCAAGTTCCTCAGTCGAAATCAAAGCAAACATAAAGTCAACTGTTGCAGGCAAACCAAAAGATTCAGAAGTATCTGTTAGTTCAACATCTGTATTACCATAACCACTTCTAGTTGTCTGTGTAGCTGATAAAATAGGCACATTCTCTTCAACAGCCAATCCACGAAGTTCTTCAGCAATAGACTTAATTAACGTATAAGAATTAATATTTGACCCTGCTTTGAATCTAGAACTTGCGCAAATATTTAAATAGTCAATAATAATCATTGCTGGTTTAAATTGTTTTTTCAATTGCAATTCATTTAATAATGCTTTAAAGTGACCAACGTGTGCGCCTGCTGTAGGATATTCTTTAATGATAAGATTACCTTCAGTCTTATTACGAATCTTTTCAATACGAGAATCAAACAGTGCCTTTGGCAAGTCTTTTAATTGATCCATTGTAATATTCATTAAATTTGCATCAATACGTTCTGCAATTCTTTCTTCAGCCATCTCTAAAGTAATATACAAAACATTCTTACCTTGTGCTAATGTAGATGCTGCCACGTGACACATAAACAAAGACTTACCAACACCGGTACCTGCAAGAACAACATTCAATGTCTTATTAGGCAATCCCCCATTTGTAATTTTATTAAAATACTCAAGATCAAACGGTGTGCGAGATTCTACACGATGATAAAATTCATATCGAGAGTCTGCACTCTGTAAGTAATCATGTCCAACATTGTTGTCGAAGCACACTCCTAGTGCATCTTGCAATAATGCAGGAATTCCGTCTTCAGATTTTCCTTTGTCTCTACCATCAATGATAGCAATGGATGAGAGGATAGCATTATATATTGCCTTGTCTTTACAGAATTTTTCAGTTTCTTTATATAACCAATCCCTGTTATGTTCTGTGGGATCAAGTAAATTAACTATGTCTACAATCTCTTTATACTGGTCTTCTGTTAGACTTTTATCATTTTGAACAGCAATCACCAAAGCATCTTTGTTGGGTACTGCATTATATAGGTCAATAAAATTCTTAACCTGATCGTAAATAATCTTTTCGTTATTATCTATAAAATACTCCCGCTTTAAAAACGGGATTACTTTTCTCATATACTCATCGTCATTGACTAGATTCTGTAGAATCACTGTCTCGATTTTCGAATTCATCAATTGCCTTTTCTAATATATTATTCACAACCCGTTCAAGGGTACCATTAAATTTATCAGACTGATAGTCTACGTCTGTTTTTCCTTTTGCTTTTTTAACAATGGCAAAGTCAAGTGCGAGTGTTCCGTCACTATTATCTTCCATCTTGAGGGAAGCAATACTAATGGTTGTTCCGGCAAACTCACCTTCCAAAAGTTCGACACCCCATAAATCATCATTTTCATTTTTTAGTGCCCACGGTTTATACTTCACTAGCATTATCAAACTCCTCTGCAAGATCAACTTCATCAAAGCTTCTGCCAAGCATTTCACCGCCCGCCATGCGATATTTGCCTTCAATATATTCTCTAAAACTTAAAGACGTTAATATAGATAACCAAAACTCTTTAGTGTAAGTGTCTTTAAGTCTATATTTTTTATCTTCGACTTCACCTGATTCTTTATTAACACGTGAGTACCAACCATTAGATGGTTTAATAACAAACCCACCTTCAAGTGCTACATCGAGTAGACCAGACCATTTACTAATACCACCTTCGAATGTTACTTCGACAGGAATCTTAGACTTCTCACGAACAAATCTAGACTTCTCAACATTAACAATAAAGTTATATCCAATAACTTCTGTGCCATCTTTTTCTTGTTGACGACCAATAATAAAGATGTTATCTGCAGAATAATAAATGCCAGTACCACCTGAAACAATTTGTTTAGGAAACAAACCAATTTCAGAATAAGTATGATTAACAACAACCATAGGAATGTCTTTAATTGTTAAGTGCGGTGTTACCATTCTAAACAAAGACTTCATCTGTTTAGCACGAGTCATATCTGCAACAGACTTACCTTCAAGTGCATCGTCAACTTCTTTCTTTGAAGCTAAGTTACCTACGGAGTCAACAATAATAATAACATGATCGCCCCGCTCTACGCTATTGACTTGCGACATAATATCAAATTTTAATTGTTCAATGTCAGTAATAGGTGTGTGAAGAATGCGACCAGTATCAATACCAAAGTTATCAAAGTATGCTTGAGGTGAACCAAACTCTGAATCATAGAATAAAACGACAGCATCTTGATACTTATCAGTATATGCTTTAGCAAGCAACAATGAAAATGCTGTTTTAAAATGTTTAGATGGACCTGCAAATACTGTTAGTCCCGGAGTCAACCCGCCCTCGAGACTCCCTGACAATGCAACATTCATCATAGGAACCGAAGTCTGAATCATATCCTTCTTTGCGAAGAATTTCGATTTATTCAAAATTTCGGTTTCTTTAATTGTAGAATTTTTCTTCAATTTATCAAGTAATGACATAATAACTCCTTAAGTAATATCAATATTATAATATAAACACCGTCATCTGTCAATAGATTTATTCGGCATTAGCTCCACATTTTGCTCTTTTAGCTTTGGTCAATGCACCATAATCAACTGCCCATTCTTGGCCAGGTTGTAGTTCAATTGCTGCCTTAGGAAATTTATAATCAACCCCTGCTACCTTTTCTATTTCTGCAATTGGTTTACGGAATTTAGTTAAATCATTTCCCAAATTAACATACGGTTTAGTATGTGGAAAACTCCAACCTGCAACTTGTCCTGTAGCATTGTTTATTACAATCTTGTAATACCCGTGGGGAACAACAACCCCGTTGCCAATTGTTGGATCTCCCGCACCGTAGAATGCACCCACATAAATTGTAAATGGTTGATTTAATTGAACAGTCCATCCTCGAATTGAAGTCTCAAGTAATTTCCAAATACCTCTGTTTAATGAACCATGTTGTGGGTACATATTCGTCATTAGAAATGATTCATATTCAACTTGTTGAGACCAAGATAGATCTCCGTCGGGTGCAGCATGCCCTTTATCATATCCTGTGCCTGCATAATCATCTGGTTTAGCTCCGGTTCCATTTAATGATTTATCTGCAACAAATGCGTTTGTTCTAGGAAAACATCCCAACGCATTTTGAGGCAACAACGTATATGCCACATATGCGGGAATCTTTACTGGCGCATCATATGCAACTAAAAATGCTTCCCGACAAATGGGAGATGCTGGTCGTTGTGTTGCTGCAAATCCATATGGACTGTGCTGTTGGCAGGCCTGTGGCGGCAATGGTTCGCGCTGTTCCCATGCATTACTTGTTAATGCAAAGAACGCTACTAATAATACTAGTAATTTTTTCATCCGAATAATCCTTCCAATGTTGCCTGAGGTTTTGCAGACCATCCGACACCATTTAAAATTGTTGTTAGTGGTTCAAGAAACGATTTCTCAAACATTATATCATAATCAACATACTGCTTCAAATTGAACTCTTCGGGAATAACATTGATAAAAGCAATACAATTTTCTTTAATCAAGTTTGGTTCTTTTAAGTAAATGAATTTGATCTTATCACCTTCATTTATAAGTTCATACTTTTTGTCTATCTGTTTTTCTTTTAAATAGAAATTATATAACAATGCTCCTCTGACATGCATTGGAGTACCTTGTTTATAAATGCTACTTTTGTCTGTATATTTATTAACTCCATTTACGCCTCTGGGAAACGCAATTAATTCGGGCGTCATCTTACGATACTTAGCTTCGAACTCTCTGATATAATCTTGTAGTTGTGACTCTGTTCCGATCAATGCCAATTTAACAGCAGCCTTTAAAGCATCTCGTACAGGTTCAGGTGTAGAAGATCTAACAATCTCCAATCCCATGACCTTTAACTTCGGCTCTTTATATTGAACGCCTTCATTATTATAAACATTCAAAGCATATCGTTTCTTAGCAACCCAAATGCCTCGATCTGCAATAACCTCACGCTTAAAATAAATCTTTGTTTCAAACGCATTAGTATAATCTGCAAGACCATCGCATGCTTTATTAATTGCCTTTTCAATTTTCTCATTACAAATCTTATCGAGAATCTCTACAATCTTTTCTTTTGGTTGGTCTTTGTAGAACTTTTGAACCAATGGATCAAGTGTAATATAACAGGCATCTGTATCTGAATAGAATGAGTAAATCTGATCTGTTGTTCCGCATACTTTATTTAAATATTCATCTAATGCTGCGCCAACTGTTTGAATAATATACTGGCCAGTCATTGTAATACCTTCAGCAATATTAGAATCATAGAATCGAAAAAACTCGTTGCCCCAAGCACCAAATAACGAATTCAATTGAATTTTACGAGCCATCTGAAAGTTGTTATACTTTGCGATCTCTTTTTGCCACTTTTTATCTTTTGTTTCTTCATACTTGGATTGAGCGGCCAACATCAACTTTTTATATCGTTGTCGATCGTCAAATAGTTTCTGAACAATCTCAGGAAACAGGCCTTGCTTCTCTCTGGTATAGCAGAAGCCGTTTGCAGACATACACAAATTCTTTTCTTTTAGATCATCCAAATTAGATTTGCGATTCAATAGTTGTTCAACTGTAGTACTCTTTGTCTCGCGTCTGACTTGTGTTTCTGGAGATAAATTATACTGCATAATAATACTTGGATACAGACTTGTGGCATCAAAAGATACAACCCAATCATATTGCCCGGGTTTTGGTTCTTGAACAAACGCACCCACAATAGGTCTACTAGGCAATCCTTCTCGCTGATGAACAACAATGTTCTTGTTCCACAAGTGATTCCATAAGATACAATCCCAAGTACGTACAGCTGAGAATACATCAACATAATTACACTTAGCATCATACGCCATTGTCAAGATCAGTTCAATTAACTTCATCTTATCTTCAAGCTGGTCAACAAGCTCTACGTCAACTACGTTATACTCAACAAACTTTTGCCAATCATTTTTATAGAAGTCTCTGAATGAAGTATATTCTGCATACGATAATTTCTCTTTACCTAATTCTACTTTGGCAATGTGATCCAACTTATATGATTCCTGCGCAGAATATGTAAACTTCTTATACAGATCAAGGTAGTCTAAAATAGCAACTCCGAGAATATCGTATGTAAGTTCTGTACGATTCATGCGGGTAAACTCTTTTGCCTTTACCACACCCCATGGTGATAGTTTACGAACAGAATCATCACCGAGAATACGGGCAATACGAGAACACAAATATGGAATATCAAAAAACTCTAGATTCCATCCTGTTAAGATGTTGGGGCAATTATCTTGAGTATAAAGAACAAACTTCTGTAACAGATCATATTCATCCCTACATTGAATATACTTATGATTTTCTTTTGTTACATTAAAATGCTTTGTTCCAAATGTGATAAGTTCTTTAGTATTTGCATCTTGAATCGTAATCAATAACAATTCTTCTTTTGGATCACGAACATCCGGGAATCCAAACTCTGCAGATGTTTCAATATCAATTGACCAAATTTTAATTTGTGAAATATCAAATTCTACTTCACCCGGAAACGTCTTTGTGATATACTGATAGGCGTAATTTGTGTTACCGAATATTGGAAAGTTTTCTACTTCTTTATATCTGCTGACGTAATCTTTGGCATCATTAATATCTGCAAATTCAATTTCTTCAAGAAAATCTCCGTATAACGACTTATGCTGAGTTTGTTTTTGCGATTTAGTATACAGACTTGGTTTGAATTCAATTTTATCTTGAACTGTTTTGCCGTTATTTACGCCTCGAACTAGAATTCGATTGCCATACTGATTCACGTTAGTATAGAACTTCATTAAAAACCTTTTAGACACAATAAATAATTATATCATTATATAGTATATATGAGGAAATGTCAATAAAAAAGATAACCAAAAGGTATAAATATATAAGTAACATTTAAAAAGGAGAAAAAATGTTCAACAAAAAGGTTGCCGCAATGGCACTTTTTGTTATGATGTTTGGTAGCACTTTAGCGCAAACGACAAGTGGAACCTCTAGTACAACTGGAGGAACGACAACTGGGACTACTAGTCTTATCAATCAAGGTAGTTATGACGGTGGCAAAACATTGGTCGACACCAATAGCACTTCTAATAGTGTAAGCACAGTCAATAGTAATAGCACAGCAACAAGTAACAGTAATGCAACAAGTACATCTACTGTAAATAGTACATCCACAAATACTAATAACAATAATAGTGCAAGTACCAGCACAAATGTTAATACTAATAATAATGTTAATAGCGGAACACAAACGCTTAATAACAATAACGTCAATTCTGGTACAATGACGTATAATAATAACAACGTCAATTCTGGTACAATGACAAACATTAATCAGAATACATCAACATCCACAAGTAATAATACTAACACCAATACAAATTACAATGTAAATAGTGGTACTCAGACATTTAATAATAATAATGTTAGTACAAGTACGTCAAACAATACCAATGTTAATAAAAATGAAAATACTGGTACAATGACATACAATAACAATAATGTTAGTACCGCAACCAATAACAATGTCAATACTTCCACAAACACAAATAACAATGTGAATACTGGAGACATGACTAATCGTAATATCAGTACTTCTACATCGCAAAGTGTCAATACAAATAACAATGTGAATCAAAATGCAAACATCAATCAGAATATAAATTCTGGCGAAGTAACTAATATTAATAAAAACGAAACTGTTATTACACAAAGAGTAATTCAACCTCCACCAACAGCAGTTGCACCTACAATGATGAGCGGAGGAAACAATGATCTATGTACTACAGGATCATCTGGTTCAGTTCAAACACAAGTATTTGGTGTTTCATCTGGCGGAACAATAAGAGATTTAAATTGTGAAAGATTAAAACTTTCTAAGACCCTTTATGATATGGGGATGAAAGTTGCTGCAGTAGCAGTCATGTGTCAGGATGAGCGAGTGTTTAACGCAATGTTAAATGCCGGAACACCTTGTCCTATTGAGGGTAAGATTGGCGAACAAGCTAAACTTGCATGGGAAGATAATAAAGATAAAATCCCACAACCACCAAAAGAAGACAAATATGAAACTGCTAAAAACATTGGCTTCGGCTCTTTGCTTGGCATTCTTGTTCACGCCGCTTTTAAGTAAAGCACAGACAGTAGACACAACAGGTAACCTGGTTAACTTTACCAATCAGGCTACCTCAACTACATCTACTTGGCAAAATGCAGGTAGTATAGGCCAACCATTGACTTGCTGGCAAGGAGGTGATCCTGGATACTGTGGACCGTTACCCAGAGTTGCTGCTTGGGGTTCAGGGTCAAATGTAATTAACTTTTCGTATGGTTTAACAAACCTAAATCAAATTGTTAATGTTAACAATGCTTTGACCAGTGCAGGAACCGGGTTACAAGTTAATGGTTTCAATTTTAGTTTCCAAGCAAAGAACGGCAATGGATGGGATAATGGTATGCAGGATTATCTAACTGCATATGTTAACATCTATAACAATACAAATTCAAAAGTATTAGAATCATATAATTATGATTTAAACCGAAGATATAATTGGACTCAGTTTAGTTATTCGGAAACATTTAAAAATGCGTATGCTGCGCCAAACGTAGGAAATGCAGTATATGGATTTATAGGTAGAGACAATAATTTTTGGGTAGGTCCATATGGCCCAGAAGTAACTGCTGTAAATTTTAGTTTAAAATATAGTATTGACCCGTGTACTACAAATGCGTTATCCAGTCCTTCTTGTCCAGGGTATCTTGCAGCATTGGCAAAATTAGCGCCTGCTCCTGTAGCAGCATCACCAGAAATTGCAGCAGCGGCACCGCCTGCAACAGTTGCGGTTGCAATTGCCCCACCTAGTGCTCCTCAAGTTCAAGAGGCACCACAACAAGCTCAACCTGGACTAGCACAACCCGGTGCGCCTACAGCAGGGTCTGCACCACAACAAGCTGCATCACAACCAAGTGCAACTAATCAGCAACCTAAAGCAGGAGAAGTAGCTGATTCTGGAGGCGGAGGAAAAAGTTCTTCTGTTTCTTTATCGTCAGTTCTTAGTATGATTAGTTCTAATCAGGATAAGACATCATCTTTAGAAAAGTCTGTAGTACAATCTGCTGACGCACAAGCATTTTCTGCGGGAGAAACAGCAAAACAACAAGCTGAAAAAATTGCAGGAGATATGCAATCTCAAAGTATGAGTACTGCCGGCGGATCAACAACTACCGCTCAAACTGCAGGAACACAATCTTCATTTACACAAACACCAAGTTCAATGGTGTCGCTACAAGGCAATCAACAATCAAGTAATTCATCTAATGCTGCAAGAATACAGCAATCAATTAATAGCAGTGTTAGTTCACAATCAAATATATTAAACTTTGCAGGAACAACTACTCAACAAAGTAGTTATCAGAATACAACAAGGCAAGAAACTACCGTTGCAATGGTAACACCACAAGTATCATATAGTTTAGTTGCGCCTACAAGAGCTTCATCTCAACCACAAGTTGAAATACCAATGCTTGAAGGAATAAAATTCGGGGTTAAAAACGCAGTTGATTCTGCAATGGAATCTAAACCGTTCATGCCTCAAATGAATGATAACTCTCAGCAAAATGATGGTGTTAAAAAAAATGTAGATAACAACGAGTTGGCAGGCAATATAACAATAGAATCAATTGCGAAACAGCCTGCAAATTACGCACAATATTTCTTTATGATACCGGATGTTGCATTCTATGCACCAAAAGAAATTTATAGAAATCAAAAGACCGTAGATAATGTTAGAGCATTAAGACAAATGAGTTCTGATAGATTACATCAACAAATGGTTGATCAACAATACAAATAAAAGTAGGAGACAAGATGGCAGAAGAAGGTAAAGACTTAAACGCAAAAGTCGACGAGTTAGAAGCGGCAGCTAAAAAATATGCAAGCAAAGATACTGTTATTAGTATTGGAGGGTATGAATTTACTCCTGCAAAATTAATGATAGCTGCAACTATTGTATCATCTACACTCGGCGGATTATATGGTGCGTTTGAAGTATACAAAGATTACATTGGCATGAAGAAAAAGATTGCCGAATATGCCGCACCTGATCTAACCGGATTTGATAAGCGTTTAGCTGTTATCGAAGAGAATAGCCAAAAGGGCGCAGACTATACTCGCGATATTAAGACTGATTTAAAGAACGACATTCGTCGTAATGAATCAGTTACAGAACAGGTTGAGCGTAGTGTTAAATTAGCACAAAGAGAGACGGAGCAAGAAATGCGCCAGGCTCGCAAAGATGTGCGTGAAGATTTGGATAAAGCTAGAGGCGAAGTAAATGCTATACGTAAAGAAATGGCAGATGCTCGCAGAGAGATTAGCAGAGAAGTTGAAGTATTGAAAAAGGAAGTTGATAACAAAATCCAAAAAGCTATCGACAATCCATTGGCAAATAAATAAATCAAAAGGAGATTATTATGGCAGAAGAAAAGAAACCCCTATCACGTTCCGAGCGTGAAGCATTAATTAAAGATAAAGCCGGTTGGTTAATTACTGTACTTGCTGCTCTTTTAGCTATTAATACTTACATTGCTTCGGGCAATAGCTCTAAGGTATTAAACAATACAATTAAAGCAAACGATACTTGGTCATTTTATCAGGCAAAGTCTATTAAACAGACTCTTGCTGAAATGGCTAGAGATGATGCTATTGAAAGAAAACAATTTGAAAAAGCAGATAAGTTAACTGCTAAAATTAATAGGTATGAATCTGAACCTGCAACAGGTGAAGGTAAGAAAGAACTTATGGCAAAGGCACGTGCGCTTGAAGCTGAACGTGACGAGGTTCGTAAGTCTGGCCCATGGATGACATTTGCCGGATCTGGATTTCAAATTGCTATTGTATTATTGTCAGCTAGTATCTTAGCTGTAGCACCCGCTTTATATACTGCAAGTATTGTAGTAGGTGCCTTGGCCGCATTACTAATGAGTCAAGGCATATGGTTATGGATACCAATAATTCTGTAACTCAACAAAAAAAGTATCGCAGCATTTTTATTAGTGATGTTCATCTTGGCACAAAAGATAGTCAAGCTGGCAAATTAAATAACTTTTTAAAACATAATACATGTGACACTCTTTATTTGATTGGTGATATTATTGACGCATGGCGAATACAACAAAACAAATGGCGATGGAAACAAAGTCATACCAATGTTGTTCGTAGAGTTTTAGGTCACGCAAAACGTGGAACTAAAGTAATTTATGTAGCAGGCAACCATGATGAATTTTTAAGACCAATGATACCATATGGTTTCAGTTTTGGTCTTGTTGAAATACACAATCAAATCGAACATATTGGCGCTGACGGTAAACACTACTTGGTTACACATGGTGATTTATTTGATGGCATTACCAGACTAGCCCCATGGCTAGCATTTTTAGGAGACAAGGCATATGATTTCATTTTATCGCTCAATAGTAAATTCAATTGGATACGCCATCGTATGGGTTTTGGGTACTTTAGTCTTAGTAAATATCTCAAGGCAAGAGTAAAGAAAGCAGTAGATTTTATATTTCATTTTGAAAAGAATCTAGCTGCATACTGTAAGAAACGTGGATACGACGGAGTAATATGTGGACATATACACCATGCCGAAATAAAAACTATAGATGGTGTAGTCTATATGAATGACGGAGACTGGGTTGAATCATGTACTGCATTGGTTGAACATCATGATGGTAGTTGGGAAATTATAACTTGGACTAAAGAAAAAGATGATATTATCTGATAAAATTACTATTGTTGTACCTTGCAAAAATGAGGAGAATTATATTCATCACTTGTTAGATTCTTTGCGTTCCCAAAATATAGGCAATACAAGAATTATTATTGCTGATTGTTCTACAGATAATACTAGACAGGTAATACAAAATAATAGCAATTTATTAAATATTGAAATTATTGAAGGCGGGCCGGTATCCTTTGCTAAGAACAACGGGGCTAAATTAGTAACTACCCCCTACATTTTATTCATTGATGCTGATGTTCGTTTCTTTAAAAATAATGTTATTCAAGATGCAGTCAATGCAATTGAATATAAAAATTTAGATCTTGTTGGATTGAATATTAAATCATACGACAAAGATATACGTGCAGTGATTGGGTTTGCGCTTTTTAATATTATAAATCATATATTAAAATTCTTTTCCCCTTTTGCAATTGGAGCGTTTATGCTAACTCGCAGAGACAAGTTTGAAGAATATGGCGGCTTTCCCGAAAAAACAGTAACGTCTGAAGATTATTTTCTATCAAGAATGTACAGCCCTAAAAAGTTTAAAATTGTAAATCACTACTTCGGACAAGATTCTCGTAGGTTTAAAAAGATGGGATACTTTGGTATGGGATGGTATCTAATTAAGAACTTTATTAATCGTAATAATAAAGCATATTGGGATAACTTAGACTCTTCCAAATATTGGAATTAAAGACTGTAATATTTCTGTAATATATTATTTCATAAATAATAGTGTGCCAAGAGCACAAATCATTAACAAAAAGGAGCAAACATGAGATTCGAAGACCTAGCAGTAAGATTGGTAGCCGTTGAAGCTAAATTAGCAGCACTAACAGGTGTTCATGCTAATAGCGATATCCCTACAGAGTTAGAAGAATTAGATGCGCGATTAACATTGGTAGAAGTTACCGTTAATCATTTAGTTACCGTTAAAACGCAAGAACAAATTCAAGCTATTGTGGCCGCACCAGCAGATAATGCTCCTGTAGCAGTTGAAGAAGTTGTTGCATTATCCGCAAGTTCAGATGTTCCAGCAGCAGCTGATATTGTGGCAGATGTTGTTACAGCACAAGTTGAAACAGTTGCAATTGAGAATGCAGAAGTTGCTGCAATCGTAGCTGCAGCCGTTGCCGCAGTTGTTGCTGCAGACCCAGAAGTTGTTACTGATCCAGTAGCAATTACTGCAGCAATTACAGAAGCAGTTGCTGAAATGCCAGCTCCAGCACCAGAAGTAGCAGCAGAAGCAGGTGCCGCAATTGCTGAAATTATTGCTGCAGCTACAGGTGAAGTTGTTGCTCCAGAAGTACATGCAGAAATTGCAACAGCAGTTGCAGCACAAGCAGATCCTGCATTAGATGCTATCGAAGAGCGTTTAAATACTGTAGAAACAAAGGTTGATAGCTTAATGGGAAAGTAATAATAAATATCAAACAATGGTTTGGCAATTTATTTAAATCGGGCACAAAATAGCGTGCCGCTGGATTTGCGTAACCAGCACAAAGGGCCGTAAGGCCCTTTTTTAATCTGTATGATATTCTTGAATCGCAATAAATTCTGCTTCGGGAATTCTAGTCTTACCGTTTTTACTTCCAAGAACAACTACGACACGTCTGCCGATATCGGTATCAAGCATCATAACGATGCAACCACCTGCAGCATTTGTTGTTCCAGTTTTACTCACAATAAAATTATGTCTCTTTCCGATAATAGGATTAGTATTATTAAAGAAGAACCATTTCTTTTTAATCTGAATTTTTACTTGAGATGTTTTACTTGCTTCTACAATGTCAGGATAGTAGCTTGCGGCAAAAACTAATTCTAATAAATCTTTAGCAGTACTAATATTCATTGGACTTAATCCAGAAGCCTCAACAAATTTAGTATTTGGCATATTAATTGCAACTGCCTTTTCATTCATATCTCGGATACATTTAGGTTTGCCACCTGGATATTTGTCGCATAATAAAATAGCAGATTCATTACTGGATTTAACAAGAGCTAACTGTATATGTTGTTCCCTTGTAAATTTACCAAGCTTCTCGTTTGGATCTTGCCCTGCATCTATTATGACCATTGCAGTCATAAGTTTTGTGATACTTGCGATTGAACGAGATTCTTCTATATGCTCGCCTTGAATTATTTTACCATTCGTATCAGCAACTAACCACGAATGTGCAGTTACTGTCATAGAAAAGGCATTACTTGTTATAAGTAATGCCAATAATAATATAGACTTCATAAGTAATCTTTACTTGGTACACGACCCATTATCTTATAATTATTTCCTGAGCCTAGCAAACAAGCTATCTCGGTACTATATTCAACTAATGACCATGTCTTTGTAGCAGGATTAACTGTTAACACAATTTTATTTGGGAATGAATCTTGGTCAAATACCATAAGTATTGTCTCACGATATTCCTCAAATATTGCGTCAAACATTTCCTTTGCGTCCATGCACAAAACAGGTTTGTTTGTTTCTTTACTATAAGCAATTGTAGATAAAGTTAATAGCAGTAATAATATAATTTTTTTCATAATGGTTGCGGACCCCAGAGTCGAACTAGGAACTAAGGATTATGAGTCCTTTGTGATACCATTTCACTAATCCGCGGTATTAAGTATTTATAGTCTTATTTGCCCTGGCCTCGATAGGCCTTATAGGATCGTTTCTGCGTTTTATTCATTGACGATGTTTTTGCTCTGCCACCTTGGCAAGTCCGTTTTTTAAAGTTTGTTACTTTTTTAGTACTCATAATTCTGGTTCCTTAATATTTTATCGAGCCGTTACATCTGTTACCGCTAAAGGATCGGCCGCATTTTGTTTAACATCCGATAAGTTAATCAATGCAGAATTATAGTCTTTTATCATTGATTCTGGCAATTCTTCAAACCAGACTACATTTTCTTTTCGAATATGTAAGGTATGATCTTTCGTGTACGGCGCATATGGAAACAATGCAAGTTGCAATGGCCCATTTTCGTCATTTGGATCGCGTGCCATTTGCAATGCAAACGGTTTTACCAATTTATATACGGGGTCATTGACCGTAATATCGGCAACAAGCTCTTGGCCTGTAATTAATTTTAAAATTTTAATAGTCATATAATCTCCATGTCAATAACATTATAACATCTTATGTATTTATAATCAATACTATTGGACAACTAGGGCCGAAGCCCTAGTGTTTTTACGAACCCGTTCCAGGATATTTATTCCTGCGGGTAGCCAGTCGTTGTCGTACTTCATGTACAATTTTAATAAAAGCTCTAATGAATTTCATATTAAACCTCTACGCATTAATACCTGCATTCTGGCTTCTAGATCTTTATGATCTACAGAATCTTTCAAATACATATCAATTTCTTTTTGATATGAGGGGGTAAATGCTTTTTCAATCCATGACCAAAAGTCTTTAATTGAAGGCATATGGGTTCCTTCAAATTCTTTTAGATCATTATTCATTATAGCATCCTATCTTCTACAGGATCTTCTGTAAGAAATTGAGGCTTAGATTTCTTTGCAGGCTTTGTGCCTGCTTCGGCATCTTTAATTTCAATTTTCTTTGGCTTTTTATGTTCTGGAATAATTCTTTCCAAACATACTTTAAGCATACCATTAAACATTTCAGCATCTTTAACTTCAATTTGATCTTCAAGTGCAAATGTACGGGTAAATGCTCTGTTAGCAATACCTTTAAATAAGAAGGTTTCTTCTGCTTCTGTATTATGTACGTTGCCTTTAATAATCATTTTATCATTATCAAGTTCAATCTCAATATCCTGTCTTGCAAATCCAGCAACTGCAATTTCAATAACATAAGTGTTATCACCAGTTTTCTTAATATTGTAAGGTGGATAGTTAGGAATGCTCTTTGTTAGATCATCATGAATCTTTGCCATCTTATTAAATTGATCGTCAAAGCCTACATATAGTTTATCAAAATCTTTGAACATATCACGCCCAAATACATCTTTAACAAATGTCATTTTGATTCTCCTTTTTTATTTACTATACCAGAAATCGAGTTGGCAAAAGTTTCTGCAGCAATGTTCATTACATCGTTAGCAGACTTAGCAACTTGCTTTGTAAAAACACGTTGTGCTTCTACAAAATCGACTAAAGGTTTTTTAAGGGAATCTTCCTTGACTGTTTGTTTGAGGAAGTTGATTTTGGCGTCTTGAATTGAATCGATAGCCATGTTTGCGTAAAACATATAGTTCTCCTATTAAGCGAGTTTATAATTTTGCTACCCCGAAGGCATAGCGTTAATCCTGCTTACTGACTACAGGGGCACCATACGTTGTGCCAGCTTTAGACGTTCCCAAGGTAGTGGGACTTAAATTAGTTCGGCTTCTGGTTTATACAGCCCACACCGATTGCTGCGTTTCCCATCCCGGGGATATAATTATTTATACAGATTATTGGTCTGTAGTTTGTTTTTTCTTACCAATATTATATTTTGTTTGGAGAGACCATTCATTTTTATCTTTGAATGCAATTACTTTGATCTGCGATAATGGCGCCAAATCAGTAAATTTCTCTGGACTAATAACTTGTACTAAACCCCAATCTATTAGCAACTTAGCAATTGTGTTTCTTCTCTGTAAATCGTTCTCGGTTAAATCTGCAGATTTACCATCTAACGCAAATAATTCTTTAAAGTGTACAATAAAATATCTACCTTGTTTATGTAGGATATGACATGATTGATACAGTACTTTATCTTTTCTGGATGCTACACCGATACGTGTAAGCGTTTCTCTTACTTTCAAAAAATCATCAGGTTGTACAAGGGTTACTTCCAGTGGTGAATACCCTGGATAATCAATGTGAAAAATATCTTCAGCCATTACGACCACCTTTTATTAGTTTTGTTCTTAAATAATCTAATTTTGAGTCGTCAAAGAGTGGGAGTACTTGGCGGGCTTTTTCTGTGCTATATCCATAGTATTCTTTAATTACTTCGATCG